CTCGCCTACATTATTGTTGCCAGATTTGTCTGGTGTGATTTGGGTTAGTTCTTTTACGGATAAAAAAGAAATTTCACAATTTGATGAACTTGAACGTAAAGCTAACTCAGCTGTACTATCTTTTTTTATAAATAATGTTTTTGTACCAACAGTATCAAATTCTGCATAAGTTGTAGCAGTACTTGAATCATAAACATTACAAACTCCATCATCTATAACATCAATAGTAAAAACAATTTTATAAGAAGCCCCATTTACCCAAGATGATATAATACCTAAATTCCCTGTGGAACCTGTATGAGTTGCTAAATTGTTATTAATATTCCACCCTGTACCCTCACTAAATCCTGTGTTACTTTCAAAATTAGTATTAACAACTTCCTCCCTACCTAATGTTTCGCTCGTTTCAAATCCAAGCCACATCTTTAGATTGGTTGTGATAACTTCAGCAGCAGCTAATGCACTACGAAAACTACTTATTGTATTTTGTATAATGTTTACTAACATATAGCCCTATTTTAAAATAAAGCTACTATGTCAGTTGCAGTTGTATCAGTTGCTTTTACATGCGTAACTTGAACAGGTAAAAATGTTCCGTTTGCAATGTTCTTTAATAAGACAGTAGAACCACCTAAAGTGATGACAGTAATATCTCCTCCTGTACCTACAAATAATGCAGCAGGAGAGTTAAAAGATGCTCCTACTATTGCAGTTCCATCGCTTGGTGTTACCGCTAATGCAGTTGCTGCTTGTCTTACTATTGTATTCTGTGGCATAATCTTGTTTTTTAAGTATATTAATAAATAGTAAACTACCTGTTTTGTTTTAGTATAGAGCAAAAAAAACCCTCACATCTCTGCAAGGGTTCTAATATTATATACCAGATCTATGAATCTACAACTGTTATTGTAGCACCTAAACCATCAAATATGGTTGTTGTTCCTGGTTCAACGAAAAGAGCAGATTTACGCTCTCTTGATGTTATCGTCAATGTATAGCCACTCATATCGCCAAGAGCTTTACCCAATGCAACGCTACCACCTGTAACAGTTGCACCATTGTAAGCACCTACTAAGTAACATTGCCCAAATCCATTCGCTTCATTCACATTGTTGTCCTCTGTGAATATTTGAAAGCGACCAGAAGTTAATAAGCGAAGTGCAGAAAGTGCTGCCTTGCTTAAATTTGGTAACATTAATGTAGTTACTTGCTCATAAAATACTGTACCATTGTCCTCAGACACGGTTATAGTTTCAGTATATTCAGAGCTTTGTGGGTTTAAAGCATATTTGAAAACATTTGTAGTACCTGCTACACCTGTAAGTTGACCATCTGCGTCAACTGTGTAAGCTCCTAGTGTATCATGATTAGCAAAGTAAACGTTTCTTAAACCGCCTACTGCTTCTCTACACTCTAAGCCTCTACCATTTGTTAATAAACATGCCATACCTTAACGAATTATGCGTAAAGAACGATGTCTGCACCCGTAGAGAATCCTACACCTGCATTGAACTTCATTACTAGATTAACATTATCTGAACCATCAACCATAGTTTGGTCAAGTAGTTTTACCTCAGTCATATCACCCTCTAAGTCTGTTGCAAAGAACATGTTAGATTTACGACCTGCAATCATTACGTTAGCTGACATACCCGGTGCCCATTTGATTGGAATACCTTCAAAGTTAGATTCAGTAACACCTGCATGGTATTGGTTTAAGTAACCTAAAGCTGCTTGAGCTGAAATGTAAAATTTAAATGCTGCCGTACCCATGTAGATAGCTAAATCATCTTGACCATAAACTGCGTTTGGAATTGCATCTCGAACTTTACCAATCTCTGCTATGATGTTTGCTGCATCTAAAGTTCCTGCTGCTACATCTACTACTGCTGCATCTGCTGCTGCTAAAACTTCAAAACCATCAAACTCGCCACCTGTTGCTGCTGAACCTGCCCAAATCGACTTTTCTACTTGCTGCCCTACTAAAGAACCTGCATAAGAAATTAAGTAAGTAGCAAAGTCAGATTGTAAAGTACCATCTAAACCTGCTCTCATGTTTGCACCTGCCCAAGTTGAAAGCCAATCGTTTTTACACAATGCTCTGTTTACTTGTAAACGCTTTGGAGCAAGAGCTTTCTCAACGTAAGTAACATCTCCTGCACTTGTAAAATCACAAGTTGCATCTGCTACTGCTGCTGCTGCTAAATTAAAATTGTTTAGGTTAACTTTGAACGCTACATTTGGTAGTACTGTTAAGTTTCCCTTTGCAAGTGTTTCTCCACTTAGTAGAGATGCACTCATAAACCCTGCTGCCGCTTTACCTGCGTACAGTTTAGTATACGAATCTGCCATTTCTTAAATATTTTGGTTTTTATTAATTAAATATGCTACTCTTTCTTGTGGACTTAACTTAGAAAACTCAACCATTGATTTAGTTTCTGATGTTTTTCCCTCTGGACTTGGAGTTATTCCCTCGCCCACTTTCTCGAACTCCTCAACTTTAGCAACTGCTTCTTCTTTTGCAGTTTTTAAAGTATTGAACTCTTCTTTAATGCTTGCAAATTCCTGTACTAAATTCTCTAGCACTCCGATCGCTTGCACTAATGCGTCTTTTGTTTCGGTGTTAGTTTCGCTAAGTTCCTCAGTTTTTGAATCCTCAACTACTTCCTCAACAACCTCTTCTTCAGGTATTCCGATACGAGCAATAATACCCTCTTCCTCTACTACTAGCAAAGTACCATCAGCAAAAACATACTCTCCAATAGGCATTGGTTGACGCTCATCTTCTACAACGATAAACACCTCGTTACCAATATCAAAAGAATCTGCACTTATAATAGTACCATCTTCTAAAGTTGCCTCCTCGAATTTTAAATGTTCTTTTGCTTCGGATAACTCAGCAGGTGTAGGTTCGTTTTCGCTTACTACTTCCACCATACCCAAAATCTCTTTAATTTTGTCTAATGCTTCCATTTTTTAGGGTTTGTTTCTATTCTATTAAATAGGGTTAGTTTTTCTTTGTTTTATTTTCGCTATCCTTTATGATTTGTCTGAGCTTACTTAAAACATCTTCTTTCTCCATTTTAATACCCTCAGACTCTTTAGTATCAAAGTAGCCCTCAATAGAAAAACCTTTAACTTCGCCCTCTTTTATATAGTTGCTCCAAACATCTTCGTTCTCAATCTTCATACAAGCAACCCAAGTTCCAACAGGATAATTAAATCCTTGCAAAGCTGACTTGTCAATCTTTGAATCTTCTACTATCCAAGTTTCAATTGTGGTAATTCCGTTAACTGCTCTCTCATGTCCTAAAGTTGCAGATTGATGTTTACTATTAATCATGTAAAGCTCCTCAACTCTGCGTATTGTTTCCTTACTAAAAAAGCAGTTGTACTTTTCGCCCTCTGCATCAACTCTTAATATAGGCATATCAGGAATCATTACTGCACCCATCACAATTCTTTTCTCATCGTTTAATGTTGCAAACTTCTGAGGCTTGCCAGATCTTGAGAAATACATAAAGTTTTCTTCTATCGCAGGATCTTCCACTAAGCTAATAGCAAAGACACCAACATCTGCATCGTTCTCGTTAAGCACGAACTCAACTAATTTCATTTTATCGTACTTTCTTTTTTTACGCTTTTCTTCGTCTTTCTTTTTCATTATAATACAGTTTGAGTTTTAATGTATAAATCTGCTTCTTGTGAATCCGTTACCTCTTGAGATATTACATAGGCCTGCACAGGAGGAGTATCGTTTCCTTGATTTACCAAATCGTTTAGATTAGCATTTACAGGAATTGCTTGCCCTATTGTGTTACCTATTGGAGATGCGTTTGGAATTGATACAGAAGAACCTCCTCCTGCACCTTTGACCTCAGTTTGCATTATGTTTCTAACATTTGCTAAACCTGCTGCAATAACTGCTGCACCTGTAAAAAAACCTGCAACCCCCCCTTGCTCAAATGCTTTATTTGCACCTGCAAAAGTAGATATTATTGCTGATGCAATTGCAAGCTCTTTATTATCTCCTGCTAATTGACTTAATGCACCTGCTAATTGTGCCCCTGCTTGTAATTGTGATTCTGTGTTTGACTTTCTTAGTAGCTTTTCATCTTTGCTTAACTCCTTTTCAGAATCTAGTAAAGCATCGTTTAATTCTTGCCTTGTATCTATTAGCTTTAGGTTAGTTTGCTCTGCATCTTCTACCCTTAATTGATTTAAAGTTTTAGAGTTTTCCAAAATTATTGCATTTGTCATCTCCTCATTCTTTACTTTTTCAAATGCTGCCTCTTGTTCCTGTATTTGTAGCTGCCCATTTAAAGATTGTAATTGACCTATTAAAGCCTTTCTCCTATCTGCTGCCTCTGCTCTAATATTAATTAAAGCAATCTCTGCATCAGCTTCCTTTTGCATGTCCTCTCTTGTGCTTTCTCCTAGAGCATTTTTTGCAAGTATTGTATCAAGGTTTAATTTTGCAATCCTTTCCTCTTCAAGAGCTTGCTGCTCAATCAAAGCCATTGCCTCTTTTAACTTAGTAACCCTTGTTTCTAAAGATGCGTTTTGGTCTGCTGCTAATGCTTCTGCTTCTCTAATGATAACATTGTTCTTAGCTTTCTGAACTGAGAACTCTCTCTCCATGTCAATCAAGCTCTGCAAAGTTTTCTCTAAACTTGCTGCTGCTTTTGCTTCTCTTACAATTTCATCGCCTAAGCCAGAAAACGTCTTTGTCATTCCCTCAACTGCACCTGAAAAATCTCCACTAAAGAACTTTGTAATACTATCGCCAAAGCTCGAAATCCTATCTATAATAACATCAACTGCTGCACCTAGACCTGCCATTGCTTGGTCAAGTAAATCAACCCCTTTTTGTGTCTTTGTAAAGAATGCAACCAAAGAACCTAAAGCTATAACAAGCAATCCAATACCTGTCGCAGCAATCGCACCCTTTAATGTTTTGAAAGAGTTTATAACAATCTTAACTCCACCCTTTAAAGACTTAAACGCATCTTTAAGTTTATCAGTAGCTTTTGAGAATATAGTCTGCTCTTCTGATGCTTCTTTAATTTCTTCCTTTACTTCTTTGATGTCCTCGACTACCTCAGATGTATCGGCAGTCATTTTTAGTTTGTACTCTTCTGCCATATCTCTTTTTTAAATTGTTGCCATGCCTCTATCATTGATGTTGGATATTTAAAAGCTCCAAACAATACTTTGTTTTCTTCCGTTTCTTTGATCTGGTTAGATGTAACCAACCTTATAACTTCGTTTATCATGAGCCTGCTACTCTTTCTAAGATTAATTTTGCACCTGATACATATCTACCTGTGTGTCCTGTATCTACTATTATACTCCAATAAGTACCTTTAGCTGCGTTCTGACCTGTTAATGTAACAGTTGAGTTGATTGCAGTTGATGCACCAACCTCTGTACTTGTGGCATCGTCAACCTCTGAAACCCTAACTGAAAATGTTGCATCAGTATTATCTCCATAAACTACAACTGAATTTACTCTATAACCTAAAGGTAATTGAAACGATGAAATCAAGTTTACCGAAGAGCTTGGAGATGTAACGTATTGCCCATATTGAGCCATTACACCAGCTTTACCACTATTAGAATCAGTTTTTGTAAAGTCAGCAGCAGTAAGATACATCTCAGTATCGTAAATCGTTCCTATGTTCTGCCCTCTTATTGGTACTGTGCTTGGAAACTCTGTGCGTGTTACCCATTCAGTATGTTCGTTTACTTCATCATAGCTTAAAACCTCGTTTACCTTTGCCTCTTCGCCTATTCTCCTAACTGTACCCTCTAAGTATATTTGAGTTGTTTCGTTTACTTTAACGCTTGATGCAGTTTGTCCGACTATAACCTCGCCACCTGTGGTATTTACATTCTTATTTTGATTGAATACGATTGGAGATGGTACAGGTTCTTGTGGTAAGACAGTTGTATTCCAATAACAAACATTGTCTATAAAAGTAAAGTTGTTAGCCTCGCAACATGATTGTGTTGGAGTAGTTGATGCACCTGCTGAATCTACCCAAGATGTAGTACCATTAAAATTTGTTGATGACAATTCTAAATCACAATCAAAAACAAGCATTGAATCATTAAACACTCCCTCAATAGATTTTATAAGCTCTACCTTTGTACTTTGGTTTTTACCTAAAGCATAAGATGTGATCTTGTTAATTCTATAATATGAGTTTTGTACAAATATCTTATCGTTGTACTTAAACTGAGCAATATCTTCTGGAGTTAGGTAAAAGTTTGCAGTTAGTATTCTTGCCTCCTTACTATATATGTTGTTTAAATACTTTCTCCAACACTTTGCATATGTATCGTTTACAGGTTGCGAATCAACATAAAATTGCAAATCATATGCACCCTTAGTTTTAAACCTTATATCTGAATCGGTAGTAATAACAGTATCGCCACTCATTAAATAATGATTGCAAAAAGGATAAGATGTTTTTGTGCTATAAGTACCTGTTGTATAATTCCAAAATCTATAAGGCTGACAATCTTTTAAACCACTATAAGCAAACAATCTTGGTTTTATCTCTACAAAAGTAGCTTCGCCATTATCCCATTTATAAGGTAATGCAATAAGCATGTCATGACCTTGTGGTCTTTTGGTATTCCATGAAGAAAATATTGACTTTACCTCTAAATCTCCCTTTCCAAAATCCCCACTAAAATCTGAAGTATAACTATTGTAAACCTCATCAAACGTATCTTGCCAATAATAGTTAAGCCTGTCCTCATCTTCTAAATCACTCATCAATATGCGTTCTTTTCTGAACTCATTTGTTGGCTTG